CTTTCCCTTTATGCGAGTGAACGCCAGTAAGCCCCATTTTCTTAGCATCAGCCAAAGCCTTGTCCTTAGAATCAAAATAGTGTTTATCGACATCTGGAGAACCATAACTAGAATATTTCTTTTTTTTAGATTGACTTTCTTTGTCTTTATCTCCGCAATGCATTGCTTCAGAGATATCAACTTCGATACCGTTTTCTGTATACTCAAAATTATTTTTCATGGCTATGATATAGAATTGCTGCTGGATAAGTCTCTAATGAATGTTCAGATGATATATCTAAAACCTCCCGTAAAGTATCTAAATCCTCTATTTTATTAAAATCTTTTACACATGATTCAAGGGTTTCGTCCCAAGATTCTTTATTCTGTGAACAAACTATAGATTCGCAGAGGTTAGAGAGCATCTCTTCTTGAGCTTGACTAAGCTCTTCGACTTTTAAATGAGAAGACATTTTTGCCTTAGAGTCATGTATAAAACTGTCTATAGAATAGATTGTATCTTGAATATTAGCCCTAGAGTAAGTAGCGTTAGCTAGAGGAATACCAGTGGTCCCCTCTGGCCTACCGCTTTCTTTTCTTGGGCCTGATGAACTGCCTGAAGGGTCGAATACAGGAACTCCACCGACTAGAGGGTTAAAGTGACCCTTTTCACGCTCTTCAAGGAATTCTTTTTGAGCTGGCTCTAATTTATCGGGGTCTGGGAACTTTCCATTGTGGAACATTTCCATCCCTTGTCTAGGAGTAATGATACCCAGCTCCATAAGCCGAGTAGAAGCCCTCATTAGTTGTACTTCGTCCCTCATATCGATATCTTTCATTTTCGCTTCAGGCCAAGAGCGGAAACCTAAATCTTTAGCAATCCTTTTTATCTCTTTGTTTAAGAAATCATTTAAAAATCCATGACGCGACTCCTGTAGCCTATCAATAAATATTTGAGCTTTTACTTGGGTAGCATTGAACTTCTCTTCTCCAACTACAATATTTTGCAAACCTTGTTTAATATCCTCATTGAGAATCTGATACTTCTCAGGGCCGAGAACTAAATTTAACTCAGGGATAATAAATTCAGCTTTTGTGGTATAGTCAGAAACTAAAACCCTACCCACACTTTCATTTTTGAATAGGTTCTGCATAGCAGTCATATTGTTTGGGTTAACCCCTCCCTTTTCTGGATCTGCGCCCATAGTAATAAGCAGAATAACATTCTCTACTGTGCGAGTAATGGATTGATCCATTTTCTTCAATTCAAGCTTTGCATTAATATCGTCTAGCACAGGGAATCCAAATGGTATGGCAAAAGGCTCATAATCTTGTTTCTTGTAGAAAGAGAAAGAAAGTCTCTGAGGATCTAGGTCTATGCTAATACCGTTGTTGTTAAAGGAGCCTGTCCTAATAGACTCTTTTATTTCATCATCTAAAGCGTTAAATATATCTATATCCTCTTCTGTTTGTGGATTGGCTAGTCGAGCAAGCTCATATTCAGATAAGACCTTCTGATATACTCCTCCATAAGTAAAAGTCGTTGCCCTCTTAGCTATGACATCATATGGATTAAGCAAAATATATTTCAAAGGGATTTTATTAGTAGAAGTCCCAATCGTACCTACTTGATTAATAAGTCTAGCATAATCATCAGCTTTAAATTTTCCGTCTACACGGTAAAGGAAAACATTACCACTACGATAATACTCTCTAAAATATTGATCTTTAAGGGCTATAATGTTAACTTTTTTAAACCACTCGTAAAAGAACTCTCTGCTTTTTTTAGAGCCACCTTCTAAGTAGATATCAGTGTTGGTGAACTCTGACATAATATCTATTGCGTTTCGGAATACAGCTACGTTGCAATAAGCTTTTTGACAAAGTTCTATAGCATCTCTGCAGGTAACTCCTTCAGAAGAGTATTCGTAAGGCAGTAGCCCTGAACGGATACTTGAATATCGATTGTGCAAATTAGTGTAAGCGGCACGATTAGTCCTAGAGCCTGAGAAGTCGCTAGTTGATGCCCCTTGTCGTCTAGCCTCAGATGTATTACTATAAGAAGCATCTGAAGTGTAAAACGGCTCGCCTAGTAATTCAGGGGAAGCCTCTTCTGTATTATCACCTGCTTGTGAAGGGTGGTCTGAAATATTGAATTTCTTCCAATATTCGGAGCGCTTAATATATTTTCTTTTAGACATGAGATACAAATTATCTTACACCTCAAAGTTAACTTTCAACTTTTAAAAGTTAAGAAATAAACATTGGAGTAAAGGTGCTTTGTTGATCTGATATGTCATCTGATTCCATATCGAAAACAACATTCATCATCCAATTACCCAATACCAAAGCTGAGTAGGAGTCTTTACGGGCTTTATCTGCGCCACTTTGCTTTCGTAGGTTGGGAGGGAGATCAAAACTCTGTGTCCCTTGTGCAGAGGTCGTAATTTGAACCATAGCGCACTGGACTTTGATCAAATCCATCATATCTCTTTGATGTTCTACGAAGTCGATCATCCTAGCCCCTTTTGGCCCTTTTTCATTTGTATCGTTCCTTATGAATTTTAATTGATCGATTGGAACTCTAGACTTTCTTTGATTGTTGTAGTCATCATTCATTGCTGCACCAGCGAAGAATATACGTTTGTGATCGAAAGCTGATTGTAGGGATTCGTTAGCTAATCTAATCCAAGCAGATGTAGGCTTCCTCAAGAAAACAAACTTTTTATCTGATTTGTTATATTGATTCTTAAGCCTTCTTAAGTTCTTGTTGTAATCTTTTGATTTGTCTAAATCAGCCTCTATGACTCCTACATTTAAATTCTTCCTTTTGAATATCTCACTTTCATTACAAGAGTTGATAAACTGCACTCCACCGTTGTAATCTCCTACCACAGCTGATATATTGAAGTGTGTAAGTACATAAGCCATATATTTTATATGAGTTTTAAGGCTAGCTCCTGATAAAGCGTAGCTGTGAACTATCGTCCCTTTCCTAGTTTGCTTGTTTATTTTTATAAGCATCATCGCAAAATCATCAGAGCTTTCACTTTCAGACCACGATGGGTCGAAAGCCAAGATGTATTCGTCTTTAGGATTGCCCACTACTTCTACAGATTGCCCTTCGCCATCTGGGACCGTGCAAGCCGCCATTTTACTAACCTTAAAGTATCCAGAACTGTCATCAGTAAAGACAGCCCCAAACTCTCGGTCAAACTGAGATTGGCTCATTGTTGATTTAGATTGGTTGATTAAGCTTTGATCATAAAGTTGTTCTGGCGCACAATCATAACTAAAATGCATTATCGTTCTATGCGCTCCATCTTGATTTTTTTCGTTTAATATTAAAGCTTCGTATTTTTGATATATCTTATAAAGATATTCAAATTTATAAGAGGCAGAAGATAAACCAATAATCTTGTTGTTTGGCCACCGTTTTCTTTCTTCTTCCTTCATTTTCCCCTGCTCTATCATCTTAGTCTCTAGATCGTAGACTTCCTGTCTTTCAGTAGGATTCTCCACAACAGACAAGAAGGGTATGATAACCTCGTTGTAAATCTTTTCGGGCATCAACAATAATTCGTCAATAATCATCCGTTGGAAACGAAAACCCCTCAACTTTTCTCCGTCACCCAAAGGTAACGCTCTTATGCTGCTTCTCCCTATCTCCATAACCCATTCGTCATTCATCTTAGATGTGCGAGTTATACACTGAGAGAAGAATGCAGCTTTAGGGCTTTTTGCGATATCTTCTATCTTTTTAAAAATCATTTTAGACTGTCGAAAAGACTTCGAGATGATACCTATCTGAACACCTTGATTAAAAATAGCGTCTAAGAGCGCGAAAACGCCTGTAGAGAAGCTTTTGGACATTCCGCGACTCCAGATCCCCAAAAAGTAATCGGACTCCATCATGGACTTGATAGCCATATGCTGGAAAGGGAATAATTTTACCCCTGTAAGCAATTCACAAGCAAAAGAAGGATTCTCTCTAAAAAATTTATAAAGAAGTATCTTAGCTTCCGCTTCTTCTAAATACCCCTCTTTTTCTAGAATGAGTTTGTTTATATCCTTGTACTCTCTGTGGAGCTTCTGTTTTCCTGTTTCCCAAGCCATCTTTTTTAATTTCTTTGTCCCAAAAATATTGAAGGTCTACTTCCCAGAGCTTCTTTCCTAAAACAAGGATTTTGGGTATAAGCTCCTCGCTTTTCTCTCTAGAGCCACTAAACACAAATTGACAGCAATCAGTATACTCAGATTGTATAGAACGCATCTGATGATAAACATAATCTAGTTTAAACTTCTTGAAGCCTTTTTTATTGGTGGCCCACATATCATCGAAGGCTGTTTCTGTAACTATATAAAGATAACAACCAATAGATCTGCACCTTTCTAACTCTTTTATAAAACGCGAATAGCCATTTGTAATAGTAGAGCAAAAATCCTGGTAAGACTTCCTATCCACAAATGTATAGTCGTATAGATCACCCCCTACGGCATAGTCGCCCACATCCAATTTCAATGAGTCAGAATTGATAAAAGATAATGGCTGTTGTTCCCTAGTGTCAATTAGTATAGGTGTATCACTATAATCTTTTTGAAAATCTTTTGGTAAAGACGCTGATAGCATGGGGAGCATATCGATATGCTGACAGGTTTCACGATAACTGCCGAACATCTGTTTGCAGATGTCGATGTCGGGCAGACCACCCGTTAGTAGGTAAGTGGACGGCGGACCTGCTTGAATGCCCTTGGCTCCCAGCTTTTCTTTTAAAGACTTTTTTATAAATTCTCTAACCTCTTCTCGCGGAGCCTGATCGCACCACTTTTTCATATTAGATATATTGATGAAGTCAGTAGCGAAATACTGATCGTAATTTTTATACTCTATCGGTTGATTAGTTAACTTATCAAAACGTGGGTAATATTTTACATAATAGTCACCCACAAATAGATCATGAGCTTTTACATGAGTATGTAAACTTCTTCGGCTTTTGAACTCCTTGCCGCATTCCTGACATTTAAATTGCATCTTCTTGACTTATCCCTAAAACTCTAGCTTTCCATTCCGCCATTCCTTCAAGCCTTTCAGCTTCTTTTTTGATTGATTCTTTTTGCATCTCAGCTATTCGGACCATCGTCTCTCTTTCTTCCTGCTCTTGGAATAATTGCACAATAGCGAGAAAAGATGCGTTTTCCTTATGCATTTTCTTCATGCGCTCTCCCCTGTCGCCTTGAAGCTTCTTTGTAAGGTTCTCGATGCGGGTTTCGCATTGATGATACTCGCTACTCTTTGTCTTGATGATCTCCGCTAAGCGGATAGACATTTCTTGCTGCTCGTCTGCCTCATCGAACATGCTGTTCAATTTATTAAGATGAGCGCTAATAACTTCTAAATTTATAACTTCTTTGCAGACGTTTAGATAAAGATTTAATTCGTCAGCGGTTAAGTCGGGCTTATCCCATGTTAGTCTAACGAATTCATGTTCGAACAACACTCTATCCTCTTCATTCAGAAAATTGTTGATAATTTTTAGAAATCTAGAGTTGGAAAGGTTTATCTTTAACCTATCTATACAAATTTGTTTCTGCCTATTGAGTTTTTGCTCGTTTAATACTAGCCCTGTAGCATCATTTATTTTTTTTATGATTCTCGAAGGCGATTTTGGAGAAATATACGAATTCAAAGCTCCAGAATCTTGAGATGGTAAAATATCTGGGTTAACCTCTCTAATTTTTTCCAGAACCACACGTTGCTCAGAACTTAGAGGTTTCACATTCCTAGACGGGAAAACTATCTTAGCTATCTCCAATGAAGATAATCCCTCTTCCGCTTGCTGCAGAATGAATTCTCCCTGCTCTTTTGTTAAATTTATAACTTCAGCAGGTATTCTACTAGTTGTTTTGAACTTTATAGAGTTCTCTACTAAAAACTTACGAACAGCACGGCCTTCCTTAGATCTGCCGTCTAAAGATTCATCACCAAAACATTTTTTGGTCAAATCAATAAGATCTGGCATATCATGAGAATTAACCCTTAAAAACTCTTTTTGATCTTTATTCAGCTCCATCACCTATAATATCTTGCTCCTTTAGTATCTCTATAGCTACTTGTAGGAATTTCTTCTTAAGATTCTTCACTTGCCTATAACCAAGCTTTCTCTTTTGCGGGGAGATCTTATATCCCATAAATTTAGCAACATCTTCCTCGCTACTACTTTCAAAATACAACATCCGATAAGCTATGTAATGATTATCCTTCAAACGGGCTTCCATTTCGAAATTTAGCTTTTCAAGCGATGATGAGAAGTCGAAGTCTAAATATTGTTTATTGGTGACTTCTTTTACAAAGTCTTCAGTAGAAAGCGGGATTTTTAATTCTAGTCCTGCTTTTTTAGATTTTTCCCACTTTCGACAAATAGGACAGTTTGATGAGTCGTGAGATTGTTCTTGATGATTTTGACAAGGGTTAACATAATTCCCGTAGTGATTCCTTACTAGGTTTCTTATCTGATTTGATATTATCCTCCCTATCCACGGTTCAAGAGGCCGCTCTTGATCCCACATGTCCCACTTCTTAGCAATGTGGACTTTTATGATTTGCTCTACATCTTCGAAGTCAAACCACCTGACAGCATTTAGCCGCCATTTATATTGCTGTTTCTTTATCGCTAGATCAATTACTTCAGAGAAGTCTTCATATGTATAATTACTTCCCTTTTTTCTTTTCATCAATAAAGTCATTAACAGATTTAGGTTCACGCCTCCTACTCGTAGGGTTAGGAGTTGGCTCACCAATTAATGACCCTAGTGTTCTACTAGAAATATTAGATACTTCCAAATCTACTTGAAAATCAGTAATCTCAGGAACAAACTCAGCATCCGTCTCGTCAGACGAGATCACTGAAGATTTTGTTGTTTCTGCGACAGAAGTGTTTGTCAAAACAGTAGAAGCTTTAGAATTCAAAGGCTGGCCGCACTTCGTGCAGAAGTTGGGCTTTGCATTAGCGTAAGAAATTTTAGTTCCGCAACTTTGACAAAATATGTGAGCCATACTATATATTTTACTGTTTATGAATTAATTTTCAAAAAAAACAAGTTTTGATGCATCCTTTTGTTTATAAGCTGTTCGCCGCTTCCGCGTTGACGCATTTTCCTGTTTATATATTATTATTACACTTTCTTCCAATTTTCTAACTTGGAAATGATAAATTTTAAAATTTTACTTCTAACAATGTCTTTATTAGTGAATTGAAAAGTATCAATTCCATTAGCTCTAGAATCATCATCAGAAAAAATATCAACCATATTTTTAAAACCTGTCTTACCATCAATATCGCTTTGCATAAAGTCCCCACATATAATTAACTTAGTATTTTCACCAATACGAGTAATCAGAGTAGTCAACTCCTTAAATGTAAAGTTCTGCGCTTCGTCAGCGACAATAAGCTTGTCTTCCCAGTTCGCTCCCCTTAAAAAGTTTATAGGTATAGCATTTACGCGCTCTTTCTGTTTAAGATAGGCTGTATCGCCTTCATGTATGATTTCTTCAAGTTTATCATAAAGAGGTAGCGTAAAAAGATTGAATTTCTCAGACATATCTCCAGGAAGACTACCTAGACCTTTATCAGCGCTTTCTACAATACTACGAACATAAAGAAGATCTTTATCTGAATCTTCCGACATTAATCTAAGGCAACCATATAAAGACATATAAGTCTTACTGGACCCAGCAGGACCAGAAACAAACATGATTTTTACCTCTGGATCTAGTAGTTTATCTAGAAATTTGCGTTGATTTGCGGTAAATTTAAATTTCCTCTCTTTAAACTTTATTGAAAAAAAGCTGTGAGGTTCCAACTGAATATTAGACAGTTTCTTAACTCCCATATGTAATATACATTACACTGAATTTACAGTTTTATCTGTTTAATTGTCGCAGTTGTTTGAATTGCCGCTCCACCTTGAGCGGAATATGATTCAGTCAAAACTCTCGCCCCAACGGGGAACTTAATCAAATCAGCAATAGGGGTAGAAGTCCCTATACCAACACCTCCCTGTATTTTTAAATCAACATTTAATTGACTAGCCAATTTTTCACCACTAAAATTTATTAAGCTCTTCAATCCTGTAGATGATACCGACATCTCCTCTTCAACCCCGTCCAGCAACATAGAAGACGCATTCACAGAACCTAAACCGTAAATTGGGGTGCGGTTGTATGATCTCTTGAAATTTATTTGAGATTGAACTTGTCCCAACAAATCGTCGGTATCACCAATAGAACACGTATGACCATAAACAATACCATCACTATCTAATGGTGGCTCCTGACCACTATACGGATTACTGTCACCAGTTATACCCCCTCCCACAGCAGGATCTAATGAAACAAAACTAGCACTCAAAATCACTGGCTCAAATGGACTTATGCTCAACGACACATCTTTAACATAACACTGGTTGTATATGCCACTACCCAACTTCATATTCACAAAATTGTCTTGGTTAGCATCTAATAAAAAATCCAGCCCCGAAAGCATCCCCGATTGCAATAAACAACTAACCGAGATATCTGCAGATAATGCGTTATTAAATGTAAACTGATCAGAAGAATCAACACTCTTACCCAATTTACGCCTAGCACTAGCAGAAGTGCTATAGCTCACGTTCAATTGCGTAGCTGGTACATAGTCGTTGACTTCATTCGGCGCACTCGCCCCAGCCCCGACTTGACCTATGTAAACTGGAAATTCACTGTATGGTAGACTCATTGTTTGTTATTACACTAATTTTGTACCCCGTTATAATTATAGGGGGGTGTATTTTTTTTTAAACAGCTAATATCAATAATAAAAACGTCAGCGACTGGTCCAATAATGGGTGGGGGTTTGGCCATTGAGAAATTGAAGTCGGACTCCCCCCGCGATTTTGCTACGCAAACGCTAACTAAATTTTTCAGAAATGGGGTGGGGTCTCTGGGGGTGGCTTGTCAAGTATTAAATTAAAATATATTTAAAAAATAATAGTAAAAAAAGCTTTTAGTTTAGTCGATACTGTGTTAAAATCTACCCATGAAGCAACAAAAAGAAATGCAGCCAACTCCATCACCCTTTAGCGAAGAGGCAATGCCTTTTAACTACGCCAACGAAGATGGTGGAGGTATGAACAAGAGTCTATTCTTTCAGATCATGGATGAGGTTTTTGCTGGCAGTATGTATAAAGACATCGAAGACAAGTATGGTTCAGAGATCGTCAAGGAATATCTTAAGTATGGGGATGACAATGATCACTTTGACTTTTTTAAGTTCGGTTGGATAAGTAAATAAATTAAAATAATAGCAGAAAAAGCTTTTTTAAAATCAATTTTTAATGTATACTACTCACATGAAAGCAAACAACACAGGCCGCACTCACCACGAAAGAGTTTTAGATGCTCGCGAGTCACTTTGGAATAACACAATGAAGTGCCAAGAACAGCGCGAAGCCAACCCTATCGACTGGAAAGCTAGTGCAGAGGCTGGCAAAGCAGTCTTTAAAAACACAAAATAAATCTTTACACTAGCCCCAACTCTATACTAGAATACTCCCATGACTGACACAGATACCACCACTGACTTTGACAGATTCAACAATGAGCGCAACGCAGCAAACGCGATGCGGGATGAGCTTTGCTTCATCACTGGTCTTCTCAATTTGGATAGCCCCGAAGTATCAGACAGAATCCAAAAGGCTCTTGATAAGCACAAGCAAGAGAGAGATCAAGTATGGGGATTCTAATCCCACCACCACCAAACACTAACACTATGAACCTACATAACTTCAAAGACCAAGATACCAAAGGCAAAGCCATTCTCATTCTCACTTACCCTTTCGCCATCGGCATTCACTTGGGTGAATGGCTTAGGATGCGGAAGCTCCAGCGCATGATCAGAAAGTGGATCGGTGCAGCTTGCAAGAATCCACAAGGGGTCGAGGCTGAGATGGTCAAGGAGTGGAGCGATGAACTTCGCTGGATCTACGGGAAGTAAACAAAAACAAGATGACTAAAGAAACACAACAAGCAAAAGAAAAGAGAATCCATGATTGGGCCACTGGCTCTATGCAGTTAGAGTTTGACGGTGAGAACTACTTTAAGCTAAACCCTTGGAGAGAGATGAGGGTTGATGGTAAGAAAGTCCCTAACCCAGACTATGGCAAGAAAATGATTATCCCTCGCGATAAGATAGACGCAGACATGGAGTTTGCTTTCGGAAGTTTCGCTCAGTATGGGTGCGACTAAGCTCCGTCAAGTGAGTATAAACACGGTTAAGCGATCCGTAAGACGTTAAATAAGAAGTGATCGTGGGTCTGGCATAGCCCTCGCAGAAATATGCCACTTTTTACTTGACACGAATAAAACGCTCTAACTCACTGAGCGATAGGCAGTTACAGGGCAGCGCCCCGCCCCGACCCGTAACTCATTGAGTATCAACGACTTACGAGGGTTTTCTCCCTACTCTATAGCTCGCCTATGTCAAGACTTTTTAAATAAAAAAAAAGATTAAATATATGCAGAAAAAGCTTTTAATAATCTGCCGATTAGAGTAAAATATCCCCATGATAGACCAAGACAACATCACTAGCCTGATCGGGAAACAGTTTGTTTACTACACTTCCAATAATGGAAATGCTCGCATGTACATCCTCAAAAGCATTGACCGCATTGGTGACGGGTTCGCAGTGTGCAAGGTCGTTGACAAGAGTCACGATAGCAAGACTGGTAACAAGCAAGTTTTCAAGACTCTCCGCTTCAGATGTATTGATCGCCAAGGTATGCGTCGTTTCCAGCCCAAGGTCTTAGTAAATCATTCGGAGACGGTGCCACCAGTCGTCGAAAAATAAATTAAAAAAGATGCGATTAGTGCTTGCACCCAACCCACAATTCAACTAAAATTCCCACATGAGCGACACCAACAACTGGACAGTAAGAATGTATAAAGCAGAACTAAAAGGCATGGAAGAAGGTCTGATCAAAATCAAGTCCTACGGTCTTTGCACCCTCGATGCAAAAAAGTTAATTGCTGAAAAGAAAAAACAAATCCTAAAAGCCTCTAAGTAATATGAACACAATCCTCACCATCGCAGGGGTCATCTTCACGCTTGTCATCGCTGGCAACTTGGAGATGATCGACCACTCCGAAGATCTCGAAAAAGAAATCAAAAATAGCATTGACCTCAACCACCTATTCAACTAAAATTCCGTTATGCAAACAACACTAGACACCATCCAGCAAATCCTCTCTTCTAACCTCACACCAGTAGCCTTTGCCATTATCGGCATCATTGCTCTGATCTCCGCTTTCGTTATCTTCTGGGATAACCTGTCTGACAAGCAGAAGCTTCGCAACTTCTACAAGATGCCCCCTTCTGAGTTGGAGCAGCTTCTCACGAATAGCATTGTGACTTATGTAAACTCTGGAGCCTCCACCGTCAAGGTGAGTGGAATCAGAAACTTCCTAGTGGAAAGCATAGAGACAGATGCGTTCTCCGCTATGAATAAGCGTTACCTTGTAGCTGCTACCCGTGACCTCGATGACGGAGGGGAGCGCAAGTTTCGCACCCTCCAAGTCGCTGGGATCTCAAATGTCAGAAGCCGTTGGGTAGCCATGTTCAGATTCTTTTTGTAATTGTGTGTTGTGTGTATAGCCCGTCCCCTGTGGTGGGGGGCGGGTTCTTCTATGTAAAAAAAAGATGCCAAATCAAAAAATAAACTTGACAACTGCAGATCGCGAAGAGTATGACCGCGCCATGCAGCGCTTGGCGATACTCGCAGAGGCCAGCACTCGCGACCCATTGCCAGAAGACTTCAAAAAACGCTCTAAGTCACTGAGTATCAACGAGTTACGGGCCGCGCCCCGCCCCCGCTCTGTAACTAACTGATTAGTAGTGACTTACGAGGCTTTTCTCCCTACTGTGCAAACTTCTTATGTCAAGCCTTTTGTTAGGAAATAAATAAAAAAATAAATCAAAATAGTTATTGCTAAAAACTAATTGTGCGACTACTATTCCCTCATGGCTACACTAACACCAGACCAGTTGTATGAATTCGCTTATCAGGCAGGACTCCGAGGACAGGAGAGCATGACTTGCCCAAGCTCTTACCGTGGGTGGGTAATCCCAGAAATTTTCTCAAACGGAGAAATCCCTCATAGGCTTTGGAGGGTGGCCTATGCCGAAGGCTTGGAGCAGTATGGCACTTACATGGTGCAAGGGGCAGAGGACGCAGCCCAAGACTGGCAGGACTAAAACCCTCGTAACTCGTTGTGTATCAGCGAGTTACGGGCCACGCGCCGCCCCTGCCCTGTAACTCATTGATTAGCAGTGAGTTACGGGGTTTTTTTATGACCTGATAAATCGCGGCAAGTCAAGCCTTTTATTGCGCTATTTGGCCTAAAATATCCTGACCTACGCTATTTGTCGCAAAATATGCTGAGCTGCATTTTAAAATAAAAAAAAATCAAAAAAATAGAAGAAAAGTGTTGCACAGGAATCAAATCTAGTTATACTGTGGATGTCGCTGATGAACCACTGATTCGGGGGCATTTAACAATAACCTAAAAGTAACAACGTTATGACTAAGAAAAATAAAACAAAGTTCTATAAGAACTCCCACAAGCCAGTAACAAAATACCAGCTTGAAGCAAAGCCTTTGTCTGAAGCCCCAGAGCTTCAAGAGGTAGGCATCTACAAGATAGCGCGAATTAAAAAGGAAAACATCGGAGTCGATGAAGCCTTCCAAAGAGCGTTAAACAAAAATCAAATTAGAAACATCCAAGAGAATTGGGATGATGATGATTGCGATTTGCCTAACATCTACCTGCATAAATACAAAGGTAAATACTACCCTCAAATCACTGATGGTCAGCATAGAATTTGCGCCTCGCCTCATGATACTATTGATTGTAGAGTAGTTAATACACTAGCATCAATCACAAGGTGCTTGCGAGCCAATGACCCAAAGACAAAAAGTCAATGGGAAGTAAACGCTAGGTTCTGGGGTCATGCTGAAGCGATCACTAGGCTTAACGAAAGTGATCCTGATAACATTCATGGGATAATCAAACTTTTCAAAAAGCTCGGTTATAATCCATTGAATCCAACAAAGGAGAAAGCTCTTGATCTTGGCTCTAATGTCGCCGCCCTTCATGGTCAGATCTTAGCGGCTATTAATATGATGTTAAGAAATAGACTGTTAAGTTCAACAGAGAAAGCTGCTATCACCAAAAAAGTCATGGAAGACACCGTGAAAATCGTTGATCATGTCTTCAGAGACGAGATCGCAAACCAAAAGGCATTTGGAGCGCAACTGTGGTCTGGATTACCTCAATTTCTCTTAGACTCTATAAAGGATAGAGGCTTAGGAGGAGACTATGATATCGATAAGATTAAAGCGGTAATATCGAAAGGCATTTGGGGTATTAACGGCAATCACCCAAGGAGAGGCGAGTTAAAAACTCTTGCTCAGTTTGAATTAGCCGTTCTAAAATATCAAGCAAAAAGTATAAAAGGAGTATCTGGCAGAAAAGCTAACTGCTGGCAGAGACTCTTCTTTGATATGCACAAACTGTATAATAAGTAAAGCACTAAATTCAGCCCGTCCCCGAAAGGGGGCGGGTTTCTTTTTAATAAAACCTTTCTAAGTCGTTGACTATCAGCGAGTTACGGGCCAGCCGCCGCCGCCGCCCTGTAACTCCTTGAGTAGCAGTGACTTACAGAGGTTTTTCCTTACTCGGTGGATTGGGGCAAGTCAAGCTTTTTATTCCTATTTGTTGCGAAATGTCCTGACCTACAAAAAAAGACAAAAAAACTTTAAAAAGGTATTGCGCACAAACTGTTTTCTGTCATAATTCCCCTGTCGAGAGATAGTCTCTCGTTTTTAACCTAACTACTATTATGCTTATCTACGCAAAAAACAAAGTCGATTCGGAGCAACTTGCTGGAGTTCAAACCCCAGAGGGGACAGCTTCCCATACTCCAATCCCGCATCACCACTTGGTGAAGATGACCCGTGAAACTCTTGACCGCGCAGGTCTTGAGGTTACCGAGGAGGAACACGCTCTTGCCCGTGGTGGCCTTCGCTACTTCGGAGGGTTCGCCCTCAAGGGTCAGGATGTCACTGGCGATGATCGTCGCATTGTCTTGGGCCTTCGGAATGCTCATGACAAGTCTTTCGCCGCTTCTATTGCTGCGGGTAATCAGATGATGGTTTGCGAAAACCTTTGCTTCTCTTCGGATGTCAAGCTTGCTCGCCGTCACACCACCCACATTTTGGGTGACCTTCCCCGTGTTCTGGCTTCAGCCGTTGCCCGTGTCACTTCTCACTGGCAGGATATGGGCAAGCGCATTAACGCTTACCAGCAGGCGGAGGTTCGTGATGCCGCTTCTATGATTGTTGACTTGGTAGATGCCAAGGCTTTCCCTGCTCGCGACATTTACAAAGCCGTTGAGGAATTCCGCAACCCTCGCCATGAGGAATTCAAGGGCGGTTCTCTCTGGACCCTCTATAATTCCATCACTGAGAATCTCAAGGGTGGCGATCTCACCAAGCTTGCAGACCGTACTATGCGGATGCAATCCATTTTTGACAAGTTCGCCAACCACACTCCAGAGATTATCTCTCAAGAGGATAAGGAGTCGGCCCTAGTTTTACCTGCATAGCCATAACGCCCCCCGAAAGGGGGGCAACCTTATCATGAAAGATCAAGACAGAACCTTTACCGAAAATGTCGTTTTTACTTGTGTGATTATACTTTCTGGACTAGTCACCGCTTTCGGCCTCATCCAACTTATCAGGATGGCTCTATAATTTGTTGGTAGACATAAGCAAAGCCTCGTCCCTTTCATGTTGGGGGCGGGGCTTTTTCCTTTGTAACTCGTTGTGTATCAATGACTTACAGGCGAGCCGCCGCCGCTGCCCCGTAACTCCCTATCAATCAACGACTTAGAGAGGTTTTTTCGTGTCAAGCATTAAAAAATAATAAAAAAACATTTAAAATACACTTGCACCCAAACCCAAACCTGTCAAAATACTTTTGTTATGGGATTAGACCAATATGCACACCGAAGGGACTCTAATGGTGAGTCAACTGAGCTTTCTTACTGGCGCAAACATAATGCTTTGCAAGGTTGGATGGAAAAACTTTGGGCGATCAGGACGGGTAAATCAGAAAATGATCTTAATTGTCATGAGCTTGAAATCACTACGCAAGATCTAGATCACCTATGGACTTCGATCACCAATCAGACACTACCGAAAACCCAAGGATTTTTCTTTGGTGATGATAGTAGTCAAGACGCAAGTAAACGAGGAAACGATCTAGAATTTGTATGTAAAGCTAGAGAGGCTATCGAAGCAGGGGACAAAGTCTTCTACTCTTGCTCATGGTAAAACAAAAAACAATTATGAAACTACTAAATCAAGGCAATGCCAAAACACTAAAGGGAGAGGTTTTAGGATATCGCACTTTCGGTCTCCACCTTTCCCCCTCTAACAAATCAGGATTCAACGTCTGCCAATGGTCAAGCGCAGGTTGTCGTGCTGCTTGTTTAGATACTGCGGGGCGCGGTTGTATGTCAAACGTGCAAACCGCTAGAATAAACAAAACTAAAAGATTCTTTAAGGACAACTTTGGTTTTATGTCAGACCTTAGGGTTGAAATCAGCAAGGCGATCATTAGCGCAGCTAAAAAGCAAATGATTCCATGCTTTCGCCTTAATCTAACCTCAGATATTCCTTGGGAGAATGTCCGCAAGGGTAGCAAAACAAATCTGATTGAAGAGTTCCCAAATGTGAATTTCTACGATTACACTAAAGGGTTTTATAGAATGAGGGCTTGGCTTGATGGCAAAATGCCTGACAACTACCATCTTACCTTTTCTCGTAGTGAGGAGACTAGTGATAATAAAATGAAAACAATCCTTGAGTTAGGGGGCAACGTCGCCGTCGTTTTTCGTGGTTCTCTCCCTAAAACTTATCTAGGTTACCCCGTTGTCAATGGTGATGAGAATGATCTGCGCTTTAAAGATCCTAAAGGCGTGATCGTCGGATTGGTCGAGAAAGGTCTTGCTAAAAAAGACGAAACAGGTTTTGTTGTTGAGCCGAAATGAGTATAGAATTCATAATCACTTTTTGTTTATGCTTAATATGTTTAATAACTTACAGAACAAGATGAAATCAAAAGACTACCACGCCCTCAAAGATGAGTTTCTCCGCAAATCGGTTGAAAATAAAGAGATAATAAAACAATCCTCGCAAGGAAACTTTGGGATGTACGATGTACTCCCCGCAAACATTGCTCGCACAGTGAGCGAAGCTTGCGATGAATTCTTTAAATCAAGAAACATTAGATACGGTTCTGCATGGTTCCATGATAGAAACGACAGAAAGAAAAAAATACAACAAGCAAAAGATGAACAACGAAACACCAACAATTAAATTGACAGGGGTATTCCCTAAAACATTTAGAGTAACTAAGTGTGAAAGCGGAAGGAATGATTGCAACTTTGAATATTCTGACGAAAAGAAACAAGTGTTTTTTGAAGTGTGCTTACATGGAGCGTTTTCACTGCATGAACATTTCACAGATTTAGGTTATACAGAATTGGCCCCAAAAGTAGAATTCCCAACTTGGCATCCTAACCACAAGAAAAGCTAAAATTATGATTAAAAAACACACAATGCCGTGCATTCACATGAATGGATCGGATGAGGATAGACTACGCAGACAATACAATGATTTGTTTTGCGCTGTAAGCGACGCTCAAGTTAAACTGCTTTATGATACAGACTTCCATGAGAGAGATTACTACCCTCTTGGGAATGAAGCTTGGGATAAAGCTTATCAAGAAAGAGAAGAGGTTAAGGAAGCAATGACTAAGGTTTACCAGTATGCCAAGCAACATATGCATTACCTCGACTATGGAAAGGAGCCGTTGCCAGATGAAGATTAAAAACTACTTGGTGATAATGGAGGAAGTGAACCGCTTGCAGTTTGAAGTTGAAGCCTCTTCGGAGGCTGCGGCTATCGACTTGGTTTACTTTGGGGAGGCTGGAGATCCTACCGATCAAAAGGTAATGGAGTTTAACTGTCTCTCTGTAAAAGAATACATTAAATAAAAACCCCGTAACTCGTTGACTATCAGCGAGTTACAGGGCGGGGGCGGCAGCTGGCCCGTAACTCACTATCAATCAGTCACTTACAGCGTTTTTATCTGCGAGTATCTGACATAAAGAAAATCTGCGATTGGGCGGGAGGGTTATTTATTGGGGTTTATTTAGATCTGGCTTATTTGGGGTCTATATCACGACCTAGGGTTCGATCTCTTATTTGTATCTTACGCTATAGTTCTACTACCACCTTCGGTGGTAGTCAAGGAAAAAATCGCGGCTAATCGCTTATTTAGAATGTTTCGGTTGACCTGTGTTTATTTGGGGCTTTTCTCTTGACCTGCGGCTAATCGCCTATTTGTTTATTTGCGGCTTATATCACGACCTAGCTTTTCTTTTATTTATTTGTTTTTATTGGCGGGGCTAACCGTCAGACCAATAATCGTCGATCTCCTCATCACGATGACTGGTCCTACCACCGTTCTTAAGCGCACTATAAAGCAACAAAAAGAATAATACGATTGTCATAAAGATCTCAAATCCGTTCATAAGTATTTTAAATGATTAAAAAAGGTATTTAAATAATTAAAAAGGCGTAGGAGCTGGTAATTTTCTCAAATCTAAGTTTTCCTGATACCTACAATGATTTCTTTTATATAATCCCCTATGATAATCTATATGCAGTATGTATACAAACGTAGGGTGGTGAATAGTGTTATGTAATTACAAATGATTACTTAAATAAATCGTAATGGGAAGGTGGATCGTTCTGATCGGTAGGTTTGTTGTGAACTATACGTTGATTTATCTGACGTAGTAGTTCCCTAGCTTGTGGTTCTCTGTCTTGTAAGAGGGTTTCAATCTCGGAGACGAGGTCTAATATATCAAACAATAAGTTTTGGCTATCTGAGTTCATAGGTTTAGTAATCGTAGTCTACTGATCCTTCTCCATAGCCAGTATGTTCCCCTAGCTCTTCGAATGTAAAGCCACCCATATCTGTAAGCTCAGTTAAACACCGCATATATGTATTCCTCTTCCCTTTGGAAATATACTGATCACCTTGCTGCTCTGTAGACGAAGTGATGTCTTTAGCGACCTTGTTGTAAGCCTCATCTATAGAGTCAGCGTCAACTATCGTACTAAAAGAAACTTTAATCTTCATTGATTAGAATCTTAATGGCTCCCCGAAATCCCTTGAGAGTAACAACATCTCCTGCTTGGGTGTGATGCTTTAACTTGGTGATAGATATTCTTTTATCTCCCCTAGTCTTAGCCTTATAGAATGTAACTTTTGCTTCGGTTCCATCAGGATACTTGCCCGAAACCAAATGCTTTTGCCCACATTCTGCCTCTGAATAATCAAAAGAGAACTTCTTAGCTAACTCACAAACTGATTTGTTTGCGTCGATAATACTCTTATTGAGCATTGTATCTGTTATGTTTATCTTTGCTTTCATAATATACTAATTAATTTTGTGTTGGTATGTAATTGCTTTGATCTCTAAGCCATCTAACTCTTGGCCAATCAAATCTTTATCTTCTGTTAACTCCCCCATCTCAAAGTATCTAGCTATAGTGCCATCTAACGAAGCTAGATCGAAGTCATTGGGATCTTCTGGGTCAAAGTGCTTAATATCCTCTGAGAACTTATCATCCCCAAGCCAACACACAGTTTTCTGCTGGTCAACTTCATCTCTTACTATAAATATCTTACTCTTCATTGTGTTTGAATAAACTTTTTGTATTCTTTCTTTACTATAGGCATAACCATATGCTCAACAAGTCTAACCAATGCCTCCTCTGTATTGTCATCATCGAGAATGTGAGATACTCCGCTGATGCTAAGGGCTGCGTGGTGAACTTCATGAATCAAAGTATCCAGCTGCTCTTCCTCTGTCAACCCCTTCCTGATATAAATAATCTTCTCATCGAAGTGCATCGCACCATAGTCTTCAGTGTCTTTAAAAACAATCTTAAACTCCATGCCCCCAACCAAGATCTTGGGAGGGAGCTTATATATTCTTTTCCTCTTTGCCATTAACCTATTCTTTCTAATGCTTTTACACCTTTACCAGTGATTTCTCTCTTGCCATCTATCTTCATGAATCCATTCTTGAGTAGGTGGATCTCTGCCTCTTTCTGCAAAGCAGTTCTTGACATCCCAGTAACAGCGCAGAGCATTTGTAAGGTGCAAGCTCCTCGATCTTTAAGGATTCTCATAACCTGGAGTTCGGTAGCGTTGATACCAAATGGCATGATACCCAGTAGACCACACAACTTACTCCAATCCTTTTTATTAAATGAGGCTTTGTTGTGGACTTCTGAATATGCCTTGATCTCCAAAGCTCTTTTAACTGCAGATCTAGCATTACCCCTAACAGTCTGAGAGATCTTATTGATTAAACCCTTTTCGAATGATAACCAATCAAGTTTCTTTTGGATGATAGCCCCAAGCTCGACACCATCATATGGTTCGAAGTCTAGCTGGGTGAGACGATCCTTAAAAGGAGGAAACAATTTATCCAGTTCAGTAGTAGCAAATAGGAATGTCTGCTTAGAGAAATCAAACAAAAAGCTAGATTCCCCAAATTCAAACCTCTTAGTCTTAGCATCCTCGACATTGAAGATAGTAAGAAAAGCATTTTCTAAATCTTTAGGTAGGGCATGAGCCTCATCCAAAAGAACTGTGATCTCTCTGTCTAAGACAGCGGGTATAAATATCTGATCGAAGAACTGCTCAGCATTTCTGATCGTGGAACAATTAATCTCTATACATGGCTTACCCAGAGACTTCGCAAATGATTTCGCAAATTCTGTCTTACCAAGCCCCTTCGCACCATTGAACAAAAGAAAAGGGAGAGTTCCTGTAGCTTTCTGGGCCTGAGTATAAAACTCTAAACGAGTTTTGATTGTCTCCTGACCAATTAAACCTTCGAACATTTCACTTTTAGTCATAGGATCAGTCGTTGAAGGTGTTAATGGAGAACTGAATCTTCTCTTCAGGCTCCTTTGGGGGCTTAGCTGCCTCATCGATGGGGTATTCAAACATATCAAGCTCCTCTAATTGGTCGAGGTGCTTCTTCGATACCATGATATTGGCGTTTTTGCCTAACTGACTAACCAAATGCTTTAGATTCATCTTTACAAATGATGATGAGCCTTTGGGCCGTCCTCTTCTCTTGGGTGTTTCGTTCATACGCAAGCATTCTATAGGATATCGAACCCCATGCAAGCCTTTTTTTGCCTTTTTTTTGAATTTAAATTCTTATTATAGCTTCAAATATCCCAGCAGAGCCTCTCTATTCTATCTTCAAGATATTGTTTAGCCCAGACTAACATCTCTGGGGAAGGAGTGTGTTCATCGTTGTGGGGATTTCTATATTCTTGGTCTTTGAATCTGGGATCTTTTCCTGCTGCTATACGGACTGCTATAGCTTCGCTAAAATCATCAAACCTACCAAGGGCGAGAAGCTTGCCATTACGGGTGATATTCGACATATACTTATTTCTTCTTTTATCCCAACAAACCCCAGTTACCCCGCTAGTATTATTTTTTTGTTTATTTTTGTTAGTGTTGTTCTGCTGATTTGTAGCTAGCCTAAGATTCGACATTTTATTGTTTAATGGATTCATATCTATATGGTCAACCTGCTTTTCTTCTGGGTCTATCCCTGTATTGAGAAAATAAATAACCCTACTATTCTTGTATTTGCGATATCTAAACGTAATCCGCAAGTATCCTTTACCATCAGGATACCCAGGTTCTTTGCCTTTTGTAAAGTTCTTCCCCATATTAACTCTCCAAACAAGCCCAGTTTTTGATTCTTCACTGTAAGCAATATAATCTCCTATGTCTTTGGGGATTGGGATGAATTTTCTTTTATTCTTCATTTTACCAATGCCTGATCGTATTCGCGATTATAAAACCGCAGGTTGTAATATGCAGCAACCACCAGAATGTTCTGATGATAGCCGCAAAATCTGATTCTTTTTGTTCCACAGAGATCTTTTCGCCCATCGTTTTGCACCACAATCTCCAAATTCTTTTCATGTTTTTACTAATTATAAAGAAAAAATAAACTTTTTATTAAATTAAAAATCTTTTTAAAACTTTTTTATTATTTTTTTTTAATTTAAAATATTGCACATGCCTTATTTGGCTAAATATCACTCGATCTGGGGCTTTTTCAGAACATTGTAGCATTTACATGAATCTTTTAAGTCTCTTATTTTGATCATAGCGATTACATCTTGATTACCTGCTCTTTTATAACGTAAATAAGGGTCACTAGGACAATAGTTTAATAACTTAAATTTGTCACACTTATGCTCTGCGAATTTCAAAAGGTCAGTTCTTGTAAAAATCAACCAAGAATTTTCTAATTCTTTAGCAATCCACACGCATTTTTCAGAATATAACCAACCTTGGCCACCCTCTACGTTTTTGAACTCGACCCACATGATATCATCTTGAGCTTTAGAGTCCTTTCTGTTTTTTTTACTCCTAGATTTTACGTTAACAGTACTATTATTAATGTGAAAATCAAAACCATGAAGTTTATTTTCTTTTGGGGTAGCTTCTCTAATTTTATAACCCTTACTTTCGAAGAGTTTTTTAAAATTATCTTCAGCTTTTGAACCCCTTCGATTGCTTTCTGTATTTTTATATTCGTTATAACTCATAATATATTAATTGGTGCGCCTTATTTGGCTAAATGTCACTCGATCTGGGGGTTTTGCCTCAAGTAATTAATACAGCCTTCTAAAGTCCTTTTGCTATACTCTGTCTTAGGAAAATAAAAACCTTTTTTAAATATATGCACAAGGTATCTTAATGGACATCCACTACAAATCCGCCCTTCAAAGGGGCCATTTTCAAATCTAGCTTTAGATTTTTTATTTTTACCCTTTCTGAAACTAACTACCTCATTCCAACCTTCTTCATGAGGTTTCTCTTTAAGAGATTTACTTAAAACATTGGTAAAACTACTCTTATTTAAGAAAAATGAGGCCACCTCCTCCATCTTTGTTAAATACCTCCTTAAATAACACATATCTTTATGAGATAAATTAAAATATTCTGTCCTGTAGCCATTGATTAAAATCCTCTTTGAACGAAAGGCGTAATGCAAAATCATTTCCTGTAAAATTGTCAGGCATTTTGAAGAAGACACTAAGCAGGTGAGGTTTATATGTTCTCTTAATGACTCCCCGTATTTACTCAAGGCCCAGTAGCTAGTAGTATCATTACTTTTCTGAAGTTGTGCCATTCTTTTATCGGGATCTTTAGAAAACCCTATCTTGATAACTTCACCGTTACCATATTTTACATGACCGTCATCTAAGAAACAATAGATACTCCCTAAATCTAACATATTGTTCTGAAGTCTGTAGCAGCAACTGTGAAAGTCTTTAAGAAATTTCTCGAAAGATTTTTCTCTTGAGTTAAAAACATAATCTTCTAATTTACAAATATCCTTTAGGGGATAAGCTGTGAGTCTACCACCCCCTCTACTAAATAGAATTAGTTGCTCGATTATATAGTTCTTCCCAATCTCATTTAACCTTTGGCCTTTCTTCTTGCTGCCCTTTAAATTAAAAATAGGGTATTGGGAATTTTTATCCCAAATAAGGAGATCATTAGGGGTAATGTGCATAAAGGTTTGTACTAATTAGAGTAATTCATTTTTTTCGACCACTGAAATTATGTCATCGCGAGATATAATATCTTTCTCATCCAGAGATTCTAAATGTTTTTTCTTTAACTGCTTATTTTTATGTTTCTTTTTAAACTCTTGTTCGAATTTATTCAACATACTTTCTATCAACCTTTCGTATTTTAGTTTGCGACCTCCATATCGCTTCATTGCTCCACCCCTACCATATGGGCCATACCTCCACTTCCTGTCCTTGTCTACAGAAAACGCTACAATATTGTCTTTCATATATTGTAAGTAAGACCAATCCTCGATATTTTGGACAATCTCCCCTTTATAAGGCCCGTTATTTAAAACCCCTTGCCCGATCTCGTTTTCTATAATTAAAGTGTCTATCTTCCATTCGTTCTTTACCTCTAAACATGGATCTACCATATCAGAAGGATCTATCCAAGATGATTCAAGCTCATCAAAAATACCTAATTGTTCGAATCTCATTCTGTCAACAAACTTCTTCTTCGATTTGTCAAATAAATGCTTGATTAATTCATCTGGCAAATTTCTGTGGCACTTAAATCCCATGTAATCTGCATAATTATGTATATATTTAATCTTACTGAGATTTAAGTAAAAATATTCAGACCTTTCAGGACTATTTGGTTTATTCTTCCTTTTACTTCTAAAACGATAATGTAGAATCATTTCATCCAATTGAGTCATACCTTCAAAAAACGAAAGTAGTTTTAAAACTGGAGACGGGTGGTTACTCGCCTGATACCTCCAATAATTTGTTTTACGATGTCCTCCTGTAACCAGTTTTTTAATACGACCTTTTGGGTTTTTAGACACTCCTATTTTCACAAGGGGACTATTTAAAGGAGGAAAATATTTATACTGTCCATAACGACATTTTTTATTTGAAAACTCTAAAAAACTACTCAGATCTAGAACTAAATATAAATTATTAGGATCTCTCGCACCAGAAAAAAGATAATTGTAATCTTCTCTGAACTTTTTTATATCCTCCAGAGTTTTGAGGCCGTCGAATATAACCCGCTCTATAAATTTATATTCTTCGACAGTCCCTTTATACATAAAAGACGGCGTATTGTGATCAAACCTATCTTTATACAAGCTTAATAAAGTACCTTTTGGGATATCCCAAATGTTTTTCCCTTTATATGCACCCTTTCTTAAAATTTCACCTTTACCCAAAGAGGAAAGACGAAACATATCTTTTGTATTCTTCTTATAACCTTTTTGTTTAGGTAGGTACGATGAATCTGGTTTAAAATATTGCATTTTTATTAAGTTTGGTGCGCCTGACTGGAATCGAACCAGTGACCAAGGGTTTATGAGACCCCTGCTCTAACCGCTGAGCTACAAGCGCATTAAAAATCATCATTTATATTTCTCAGTCCAAGAAGGCTCTTTGTCTTTTGGTTCTACTCTAAGAGACTCTTCATATTGCCTTTCTATCATTTGATTCTGGACCTGCCTTTCTCTCCAAGAGGGAGGATTAAGTACTTGAGAGTTTATCTTGCTGTCCCGTTCAACAAACCATTGAGCAGGATGGAACATCCTAAAATTAAGTATACTTTTAAGTATCTTCATCTGTATCAATGACTGCGTTAATACTTACTTGAGAGTAGCCCATAGACTTAAGCATAGGGACAACCATAGTGTCCATGAAATCTGAAAGGGTCATGTCATCCATTGGATGCTCAAGACTCAAAGTGCTTTGCATGAATTTAGGATCTCTCTTGGAAGACCAGTTATCTGTCGTTGGTTCGTATGTTAATCTCATTTTTTTTTATTAGTTAAAATGGTTTTTTTTCTTTAATATATTTAGCTAAACTCTTGTTTCCTTTACTGTCGTATTCGAACCACCACTCTTCAGTGTAACCAGCGAACCTGATGATTCTATAGATAACACGACCTAAATGGTCTAAGCGTAGATTCTCAAACATAGTTATTCTAGTATCATTTCCCCAGAAAAGATTTTGCGACTTATCTCCTCACTATCCCCTTCGATCCTTTCCCCATTAGAGTAGTAAGCACTAAACTCCCGATATTTTTTGCCATTACTCCAAATGAGAGACATCTGCTTCTGACCATTATCATACCAAGAATCAAAAGGACCGTGAAGTTTACCGTTCAAAATTCCAGCTTTCGCAAGCATATTACCATTGCCATGCCACCTGACAGAAGTTCCAGTAAATAATTTATCTGCGCCCATGTCCGATGACGTATAAAATGTATTTGTAAAAGTGTCAACAAATAATTCTTCAGCATTCACTCTCGGACCATCTGGATAATCTGCCCCTCTATTTAGATACGTCTCTACTCCAAATTTTAGGAGAAGACTTATTACAAAAAGGGATATTGATATTTTTATTAATTGATTCATGATTTTTTGCGGCTTTCTGCTCTCTTCGCTAGGATCTCTTCTCTATTGTCCTGATAGTATTTTTTATTGTAGTCGCTAACTCTGTTTTTAAACGCCCAATATTCATCTGGCGCTGCATGTTTATTTAGCTCCATCTTACGTAAGTAACTATATTTGGTTTCTTCGTAATATTTGTTTTGATATTCTTTTTTCTGCTCCTTGTTCTCCTGATAATACTCTTGAGCCTTCTCTTTATTCTTGAGGTAACGCTCTCTACGCTTCTCTGGGTTGTATAAAATCTTTTTAATCATGTTTTTATACTGGTGAATACCAATTTGGAGCATCCCTCTTAGTCCACTTAGCGAAGCGAGACTTGTCATAGTTGTAATACTCTCTGTATTTCTCAACAATAGAGAGATTCTCAAACTGGGGATGGGTGCGACACCTCTGATCTTGACTAATAGCTACAGCAAATTCTGTAAGAGGTCCATATGGGACAGTTGACCTGTGCATATTAAGCATACACCACTGAATAAATTGGGCAGAGAAGTGTTCTTTTTCTGTTCTGAATCTTTTCTCTCTAGCCATCGCCATACCATGACGAATTAACCATCTCATATTCTGTTTTGTTTTTACAGCCCAGATACTACATGGGTGCTTAACATACGAATGTTTGCGAGGATTACCTTTTTGGCTTCTTGGGCAATCAGGTTCAGCCAAGGTCTCAAGCGTAAAGCAGTTAGCTAACATCTGAGCAGTCTCAACAACCATCTTAGATACATGTTTGTCGCAGAGGTTTTGCGCTGCCTTGTATGGGTCTTTATCTGTAACGAATATGTTCATTGCTCAGCCATAATATAGATTCACTCTTTTGAGTCAAGGCTATTTTTAAGAAAGATTTTTACTCATCTAATCTCCAATCACACTCCCAATTAATCAATTCTTCCTTTGTTTTTCTGAGATATTCTGGTCTAAAACTAAGGTCATTTGTCGTTATGGATGTCCTCTCATCATCATTCGTAAAGGTGTCGTTATTATTATGTATTCTATAACAATAGACTTTCTCATTTAAAAAATAACATTTATCCTTACCAGCCATTTCAGCCATAGGTATATTTAAAATTATATCTTCTGGAAACTTAAACCAGAGACCATTCCTGTATCTTAGGTCTTTATTTTTAATATTTTTGTATAGAAAAAACTTATGAGATCTAAAATGAGTTATACAAAACCTTTGATTTCTTAAAGATTTTGACCAATCTATTGGCGTTAAATGGTCTGGAGCCGCTAATCTATAGAAACTTTTTTCTGAAAAAATAAACCCTCCATAAGATAACCAATAACCTTGATCATATATTTTCTTTAAAAAAGACAAGGCATATTCACTACCTAAATAATCGTCTCCATCTAAAGTGACAACAACATCTTCATCGTCAGGTTTTGCATGATGAATAAAATTATATGTCTTATTGTATACAGCACCCATATTTTTCTTATTTTTAATAATTTTTATTCTAGGGTCACTATTAGCTACTTCTGTAGCTACTTCTACAGAATTATCAGTGCTAGCATCATCAAAAATATACATTTCCCAAACGCTTTGCTTTTGAGATAAAACACTTTTAATACACTCTTTTATAAACGCTTCACAATTGAAGCAGGTAGTGACAATCTTAATCATAAAAAGGCGTTAAGGAATTACCAGTTGTGGGTCCAAGGAGTTACCGCAAAACTATCGGGGTAAGCTTTTTTAACGTCCTCGATACTATTCCAATTTAAATTAGATGCGTAATTTTCGCATTCTTCAATACCCCATGCTTTAGGATATATTAGATTATGTGCTAATTCTGTGTGGTTTGGCCTATGTGTTTTAACCGCCAAATTAAGACGGTCTGGACCCGCGATTTGTTCTACGGATAAGAAAGGTGTTCGCGACGAGATATGATTATCAATATCGAGAAAGGAATCATAGCTCACCTTTAACCAAAAAGCATCTCCTTTAGGTGAATACATCCATGCATTAGGTAAAGGTTGTTTGGGGTTATTGTGTTTGCCCAGAACAATACAATTACTTAACAGATAAAGTAAAGGAGTCATGTCTTTTAAACAAATAAAATCCATATCCGCATACATACCCCCGTATTTATGAAGGTATAGTGGGCGACAAAGATCAGATTTGACTACCCCTTTCCCGACCTTGTTAAAGGTATCCCAGAACATTGGGTAATCATCCCTAACTAATCTTTCGTTATCTTCATCAGTCCAGAACTTGTATTCCCATTCAGTATTCATGTTCTTCCATGATTCCTGCCACGACTCCTTATAAATATGGCGAGGAACGTCATAGTCCTTCCAAGTCTGGTGTATAATCATGTTCTCTTCAATATTCATCACCATAAGATTTAAATTTATCATCATACCACATTAAAACTGCGATTTTCATGTCAATACTATTTATTCAATATGTTTTCTAAAAAAAAATTATGCCCGATTATAACAAATGTCAACAAAATCTCCCGATACTTTTAAATTAATACCCAAAAAATCGAAAATACTTTGAACTCCAGACTTACTATTCAAACAATTTATATCAAAAATTTTAAAATTATCCATTTTTTCTTGAAGCTTTTTAGATCTACTATGATACTCCTCACAATATAATCTACAAGCTTTTTTTTTGTTATCGATATTGTATTTGGGAAAACACTGATCCCAAGTATCATCTTTATGCCACTTGTAACCCAAGTGATTCATCCAATGATTTCTACCTACAGTTTTAATCATGTAACTATGAACTGTCTCATCAATATTTCTCTGAAGGCAAACAAAACGGATATTTTCACAAATCTCATTCATATCTTCGACCAAATTAAGATACCAAAAAGCAACATCCCCATCTAACTTCGAACTTTTTAGTAAATCTAATCGATCTTTAGCTCGTCCATCCCCCCAACTAACAACTGGAGCTAGTTCGTGGGTGACATTTAATCCAACTTTTTGTAAAAGTCTGGATAATGAAACGGTTCCACACCTCCCTGTTCCTAAACCAATAATCATAAAAAATTAACTCCAATCACATTCCCAATTAATCAATTGCTCCTTTGTTTTCCTAGGGTATTCTGGTCTAAAACTAAGGTCATTTGTTGTTATCAACGTTCTCTCCTCATCATTAGTGAAGGTATCGTTATCTTTATGTATGCGATACCAATATATCTTCTCTTTTAGAAAATAACATTTATCTTTGCCAGCCATTTCAGCCATAGGAATATATAAAATTATATCCTGTGGAAACTTAAAGAGTTCACCATCTTTATGTCTTAAGTCTTTATCTCTGACATTTTTTAACAGAAAATACTTACAAGATCTTAGGGCGCTTATGCAAAATGTTTGATCTCTCAATGACTTCTCCCAATCTATTTCTGTTAAATGTTCTGGAGCCGCTAATTTATAAAAATTTTTTTCTGACGCGACAAAACCTCCATAAGACAACCAATAACCTTTGGAGTATATCTCCTTCAAAAGGCATAAGGCATATTTACTACTAAGATAATCGTCTCCATCTAAGCTAACAATAACATCTTCATCATGAAGATCTGCGTAATGATGAAAATTACTTGTCTTATTAAAGACTGCACCCATATTTTTATCATTTTTAATAATTTTTATTCTAGGGTCACCATTAGCTACTTTTGTAGCTACTTCTACAGACTTGTCCGTACTCGCATCATCAGTGATATACATCTCCCAATCAGTTTGCTTTTGGGATAAGACGCTTTCAATACACTGACCAATAAAAGACTCGCAATTATAACAAGTAGTTATTATCTTAAACATCCTCTTTCAATATCTTTTCTATATCGTATTCACAAAACCTTAAACCAAGCACAACGCAATCCCATAAATAAGGTTCTAAACTTGCAGAGGCGTTTAGTTCCTCTTTTAAACTATTATAAATTCTTTTTTTTTCTTTATTACAATCTATATCGATCTGACGTATCCTTTCAGCAGCCTCTTGAACTGATTTTAGTTTTTCTTCAACGCTCATTTCTTTTTCTTCTTTTGGGATGAGCCTTCTCTTCTTCTGGACGAACTTGGAAATCAGCAAATTTCGTGTCTTTAGACCAGCCAAAAAGCTTTTTTAATCTTTCTCTTTGTTCTGGGTTGACATCAAAATCAAATTCGGGTTTTGGTTTCATAGCTTATTTGGTTTTATTCTGTTCGATCTGGGATCTTTCTTCCATCAGCATCGCCTTAGCTAATATCGCATAATTTACGATATCATCGCAAGCATCTTCTACTGATTCATTAGTGACTTTTAGTTCTTTGTCATTGGTGAATGAGCGGATTCTCTGAATCTTATCGATCACACGCAACAACAGCCCTTGGACTGGGTGGATGTCAAGGATAGATGACGCATTGAAATTGGCGAAAGGATCTGTAGATGATTTGCCGCCAGTATAATCACTGTTTTTTTGTTCCATTATCCCACGACAAGATTTACATGTCTCGTCATGCAGCTCTAGTAACTCTTTTGTATTCATTTTATTTCTCTTTTACAAACTTACCATCAACCATTTTACCCTTCCGATCTTTGATCTCGTCATAGGCCAGACTCAAACAATAAGTAGGATCTAGCTTAAGCATCTTGGATGCGATAATAATCGTCACCAACATATCACCTATGCCATCTGCCACCTCTGGATTATCAAATGCCGATTCAGTAACCGCATCTATTGTTTCATCCAACTCTTCTTGAGTCTTATCTAACTGGGCCAAAGGATCAGCAGCATCAAAGATGCCACGCTCATCTGCCCAAACTACTACCTTCGCTACTAGCGTTTCAAAATTCTCCATTGTTTTTTTCTTTTTTATTTTGCTCCATTCTTTGGATATGTCTACCCCAGATATCATCTGGTATTTCATTTAATGATTCTAAATGCTTCTGCAAATGCGATCTCATTCTTATATTATAGAACTCAATCGGGAAAGTTATAAGGGTTTTTATAAAAACACTTATACAGCTAACTACGGCTAGCATCACACCAAAAGTTAGGCCGACGAAAACACTAAAGAATAAACATTCTATTTTTAGATAATTAATTTTCATTTTACAGGAGATATTAAACCTGTCTGTTTTGACTCTCAAGGTGTTCTTCTTTGAAATATTTTCGAAGACATTCGAGTTTATCGTCAGCGTCCACCAAAAGCTCTAAGGCTTGCCTAGAATTCTTCCAGTAATCATCTGTAGAATGATCGCCTATACCTGCTGAGTGATCAGAAAGTAAATCAAGAGAAAGTAAGGCTTTCTTTCTTTCAGCAATAGCTTCCGTCCAAAGCATTTCATATAATTGTTGTCTCATTTTTTTTCTTTTTACTGCTCATCAAACGTTTCCCGCCTATTTAAGACTTAAAATCGTCAAATAATAATATAAGCGCTACCCAGGCGGTTGCAATGAATATCTATAAGAGCTTGGGGATTACCTTAGGCAATACTAAGCCACGGTCAAGAGTTTTTTTCAAGATTAATAAAAAAAGTGTAAATCTAAGTATGCCTCAACAATTATTAAGCGAAATACACTCCAGCGCATCAGTATCATCAGGAGACTGGGCGAACTTTAGAGCTGAAGTCACAGGCATGTATCTCTTAAGTGGCCAAGCTAACAAGGAATGGGACTCTCAACACTTAATTAGAGAATATAACAAAAATATAAATGACAGATACGAAAGTTGGACTGGCACTTCCCCCGTTACGACTGGACTATTTATTGAACCTTACAATGATGGGCTGAGTTATATAGGGACAGGCAATTTCCGAAATTATCCTTGAACCTTTTCAATTGGTATGTCGTATTCTTGGTAAGGCAGGAACCAATTTTCACAATCAGCCAAGACATCTGCCAAAGTAACCATAGACATCCAATCTTTCCTGCCGTTACGCTGATAACCTTTATACAAGGAATCGCTGACCTTTGTGACTTTATCGTGCATATCACATTTCTTCTTGGCTAAATTATAAAGATCAATATTTTTGACATGAAGGAAAAAAGCCCCTACATCAAAAGCTATCCAAACAGGAGTACCTTTCTCATTACACCAACCAGTCTTACCATTTACATTAGTAAACTCTAAAAGGATTCTTCCTTCTCGCGTAGAGTTTTTAATCCCTTTTAGATCTACAGTTTCTCCATCAACAATAAAATCAACATGGCCAATATCTTGCATCTTACCAGTCTTTTTGATTGTTAGACCTGCCGATAAGCATGAATGATGGTAACGTTTAGTGGATTCGTCCATGAGCTTTTTAGTATGCGCGACATGACTAGAGCCTGAGAGACCTTTAGCTTTATTAGAAATCATATATATATCATATAAAAGTAATTAAAAATTGCAATAAAAAATAAAAAAACCCCCTACCTTTTATAGGTAGGAGGTTTGATCTAGGAGAAACTAGACTATTTCTGCTTAGCTTTACCGATATTTAAAGCAGCCCAATCGACTAATGTATAAATCTTAGCCCAAATTCCCGATTTCGGGGTTGGGGTTGCAGCGGTGATGGCTGAAGCTAGAGCTATAGCAGCTGTAACAACGCCAAACCAAGGGTTATCTTGAACCAGTTGAATAATTACGTCCATACTGTTATTTACACCATCTAGTGTGATTATGAAGCGATTTGTTTTGTGGCGTAACCTTGATATTGATCAGCAGGATCTAATTCCCAACCTTTAACGCCAAATTTATGCGCTCCAGTTTCAGCACTCATAAGGTCATGTATATCTGGAGAATCCAACCTATGGCAGCAGGAATCAACAGGATTGTCTTCTTCATTTAAGACAGCGATCATCAATTCTTTGTATCCATTAGGGCCAATTATACGGCTATCATATCTGTGGCTCATTCTGCACTTATAACAATATAATCGTGAAACTTCTTATAGCTATCAGCATACTCCACACAGGATTTAAAATCCCCTGCATGGTCTACATAAGAAGAATCGATGACAAAATACTTACCTTCTGGGACAGGAGATGGTTCTGAACCCTTAGCTAAATGAGTAGAGGAGATCCTCCAACCCTCGCCGTCACTCTTAACGATTGTTTTAAACCTTACTGCATCAGCGGGATGAGCATCTTCGCCATACCAACTAAGCATTTTATCCAGTTGCCACTTAGTAAGAATCACATGGGCATCTACTTTCTCTGGGGGGACGACCTTGACAGTCTCTTGAATTTCTATCTTTGGCTCTTTATAACCATGCCAAGCAGCCAAACCTAAAGCTGAAGCAAATAGGGATAGAGCTGTTATTTGTAACGTATTTCTCATAACCGCTACATTATAACCTCTTAAAGTTCTTTGGCAAGCACATTATTTACTTCCCTCCTAATAATTACAATCGGGTCGTTATAAAAATTAGCGTCCCGAACCCTAATTTCATTTAAAACCCAGTAATCTAAAGCTTCTTTTTCGTTGTTAAACTCTGGAGTGTTTGGCAAAGGCTCGTATATAAAACCCCTATCTTTAGCGATTATATGAACCTGCTTATAGTTCTTCATTTTTTAAAACTCAAGCTTAATAGCCCTAGAAGTTCCAGCTAAACCAAGGTAAACATCATTACCTTTAACCAGAGCAGCAGTTGAATACCCTGTGCCTAGACTCATTATACCAGATCCAGCTTTAACTGTTGGATGACCATCCATAAATTCAGATTCATAATCTTTCCACTGGATCTCGTAAGTCTCTGGATTTATCCGAAAACACTTCGTATCAGCCCAAAATGCACTATAAATCCAACCATCAGGAGCGAGATAGCCATGAAAGTTCTTGTTTTTGTTCGCAACTTCTAAATAATCCTCTGGTAAATCGACTTCTTCGTAAGTGTCGTCAGAACAATTAATAATTAAAATCTTTTTACCCTGCCTTGGTAAACAAAATACTTTATCAACAGACTCTACATAAGTCGCGCCAACGTATTTATGAGTCCACCCTGATACCCCCGAAGTCGCTGGAGGGCCATCCAAGTAAGAGAAAACGCCGAACTTATCAATTTTAGCTATACTAGTCCCTAAGACTTGAGGCATGTAGATCTCACCTTTCTTATCCACAGCAGCGCCCCAAATATGATTGCAAAATGTATATCTACTAGGTTTCTGCGGGGTGATAGAAGCTACCTCACCAGTATTAGTGTTATAGGACAAAATGTTTAGAGTCTTTGTGTAAGATGGCATATAAATTATACCATCATTACCTTCTGCCCCAGAACGGACTTGAGGAATGTTCGTGAATTTATTCTCCAAGGTTATAGAGCTAGTCTTTCTATCTAACTTAGCAATAGAATTGGAGTAGGCTGGCAAAAAATAAGTATAACCGTCAGAAGCTTTAACAGTCCCGATAAAACCTTTATACCCCACCTCATTTCTTTTTATGGAATCTGCAGCCGTATCTGTTTCGATATGCATGTCCGATTTATAACCTAAAGAATGTATTATCCCGCTATCATCTAAAGCCATTGTGCGGGTCTTGGTGAGATTACCGACTATTTCGTTATCTAAATATTTAAAAATTGGCCAAGAATTATTTAAGGAAGACTTAATACCAGCGCTAGACGATCCGATACCAGCGCTAGACGATCCGATACCAACGCTAGACGATCCGATACCAACGCTAGACGATCCGATACCAGCGCTAGACGATCCGATACCAGCGCTAGACGATCCGATACCAACGCTAGACGATCCGATACCAACGCTAGACGATCCGATACCAACGCTAGACTCA